GATTGAAGTCAAGTGCCCACGGTGTAAGCAGTTAACTAGAATTTGGGTAATGTAACCCACGGTCAGAAGTCCGAGAGACTCCAGCCAGTAAAATATCGAAAGGAGACTCAGGATTATGAGCGAAAGCAATCTCAACAAGTATGGTGACATCCCCCCGAGAAGCGCGGGATATGCCAAAGCCAAACTGCTTGAGCGAGGACAGCTCCTGATGGTGACGGAGCGGTTCGGTCAAGTAGACCCCCACCAGAAACACAAGACAAAGACCGTCAAATGGAGACGGTACTTGTCGCTCCCCCGGGCGTCTGCCCCTCTCGCAGAAGGAATCCCGCCCCAGGGAAGGAAGTTAACCTATGTGGATGTCGACTTAACCCTTGAGCAGTACGGCGACGCCGTAAAGCTCTCGGACGTTATTCTCGATACCCACGAAGACCCGATTCCCGACGAGACTTCCAATCTCTGCTCTGAGCAAATAGCGGAAACCGTCGAGGAAATCCGGATTAATGCCCTCAAGGGCGGCTCCAATGTTTTTTATGCGAACGGCGTGGCCTCCAGGTCACTCGTTACCTCACCTCCGACCCGGGGCGATTTCCGCAAGATTTACCGGTACCTCAAGAAATACAAAGGACGGGAGATTTCGCAGATCGTCAAGGCATCGGCGAGGATCAGCACGGAAGCCGTTATGCCCGGCTATTTCGTCATGGGGCATACAGACTGCGACGCGGACATCCGAGCTATCTCCGGGTTCATTCCGGCAAAAGACTACTCCAACAGTGACAAGGCATTGCCGGGCGAGATCGGATCTGTCGAGCAGTTCCGTATCATCCTTACCCCCATGTTCGAGGCATGGGAAACCTCGGGAGTACAGGGCACAACGTATCTTTCCAGCGGCATCGAACCTGCTTCATCCGCACAGTGCGATGTGTATCCTCTCATTGTCGTGGCGAAAAACGGATATGGGATTGTTCCTCTTCAGGGAGAGAACGCAGTCACTCCGATGGTCGTTAATCCGAAACCACAGGTCGGCGACATGCTGGGACAGATCGGGTTCGTGTCCTGGAAGCTCTGGCAGGGGTGCGTCATCCTTAACAACAGCTGGGTTATTCGCCTGGAATGTGCTGCGACTGCCAATCCCACATAACGATTGAAAGTATTTTGAAAGGAGATAGAGCATCATGAGAATAGGTGGAAAGTTTAACGGCACGGGAGCCGATGTTTATATTTGCATCGGATTTGTGCCTGATTACGTAAAGTTATGGAACATTGAAGGTGCAACGCCTCTGGTCCTTGATTGGAACGTGGGTATGACTGCCAGCGTTCTGTGTAATGAAGGTATCCTTCATCCGGCAGACGGTGGGGCGACCCAGGATCTTGCCAACGGAGCAGGCGTGAAACCGTATTACGGCGGAACCATGCTTACGACTACTATTCAGACATCCGTTACCTACGGTGAGGGCGTTTACCTCGTTGAGGATTCAAAGGATTACCGGCGCGTCACCAACTCGGCAACCGGCATCGTCGGTGACGCCGTGGCGGTGGATATCGCTACGTGGACCTTGTACAGCGGGTATACCGGATATTTCAATGAGGATGTTACCGGTACCTACATCGGTGAAGGTTCTCGGATCTGCATCGATGGCAAGTGGTACTCCATCCTGGTTCTCGCGGCTGGCGCAGGCGAGGCGACCAATGAAGTGACCCTGAACGAAACGGGCGTACATTCCGGCGATGTTCAGTTCATCGGTGGAAAGTATGGGTTCAAGCCCCTTGCGGTCGGCAACGTTACCCCCGCGGGTTTCCGTGTTTCCAATACGACCCTGAATGTAAACAACGCTACGATCGCGTTTGAAGCGGGAATGTACGACCGATAACAATTAACCATTAACGAGCTTCATGAAAGCCGATTGATGACGTGCATAACGTCGGAGTCGGCTTTTTTTATCTTTTGAAAGGAGAACAGGCAAATGTCAGAGGAAAAAGTAAACCCCGAACAAAGCCAGGAAGAGAAGGTGCCCGGGACCGGTAAGGACGGTTCCGGGAAAGCAGAAAAGGAAAGCAAGGCACAGCCGAACGCAAGCGCAAAAGAGGCGAAGGCAACCCCGAAAGGGAAGTATTATTGGGTGAGGTTCAACGCTCGATCGAATCCGACGGATACCGAAGGCGTCGAACTGACGGTCAACGGCGAGGTCCTGATTATGCAGCGCGACCAGAAAGTACCGATTCCCGCTCGATTCAAGGAATGTGCCGACAACGCCCTGAGGTCCGCGTTCAAGCAGTTGCCGAACAAGCCGAGAAAGGAACTGGCACCGATCAGAATGTACCCCTATAGCGAGTTGGGCGAGGCGACGGAACAAGAGTTTCTCGAGTGGCGTCGCAGAGGAACGGAGAAGGTGCGGGAGGACATTGACCGATTCGGATACAACACCGGAGAAGATGAATAATGGCGAGTGCAATAACAACCGAAGCCCTGCGGCAGAAGGTCATGAAGCTGGCGATGGCGGACCCCAAGGCACAGGCATTAAGTGAATATTTGATCAGCGAGCTGGTAAAGGACGCGATCATTGCGTCGGACCGGGAGCTTCACGAGTGCGACAGTCTCATGCCTCTGGCCTGGAACAAAGTTCCTTACAGCGGCTTCAGGACGGTAGCACCGGCGGATATCAGTGCTATTACCCAGGCGGACCCCGGAGTTATTACCTGCGAATCACAAGATGATGATGTGACGGGCCATGGGTTCGACAACCACGAGACGATTACCGACATCGTGACCATTCACGGGATTGACGGCATGGAATCATTAAATGACCAGCAATTCCTTCTCGAGTACATCGATGCCGACACCTTCTCGCTCAAGTCTTTGGACAGCCTGGACAATGATATCGTTACGACAACCTACGGGGAGTATTCCAGCGGAGGCACGGTATATCACGCGGGATTTGTCCTGCCTGCGGCCACGATTCTGACAGGTGTCAGTGCCGCGTGGACGATCAAACAGCTATTGCCGTCGCCGAGATTTGACGGACGTTCTACCGATCCTATCGGCGAAGACAAGCTGCGGCATGAATCCCAATGGTTGTCGGGAGGGTACGCGCAACGACCCAGCAGATACCGGTACTGGAAGCACCTGACGACGCAGAATGCGATTTCTCATTATATCTTCTGGTATCCCCCGGCGAACGATCAGTACAACGTGGAGTTCATCTATGAAAAGGAAGTGCCCGACATATCGACGTGGACTACCACGGCGTACCCCTTGCACCCGAACGAAGTACACCAAACCCTCATCTACGGAGCCTGTTATCACCTGATTAATGCGTTTCCGAGCCTTGCGCCCCTGGCGGCGAAATGGGAGCCGGGCAAGAGAAAAGCGAAACGGCTGAGCAGGGCACTACAGGGACAGACCGGCGGGATGCAGGGCATAGGAGCTTGATATGGCAAACATACTGGCATCGGTGATCATCGCTGAATGCGCCACGGAAGTACAGGACGAAAGCTACGACCACTGGTCACAGGCTGAATGGCTTGACTATTTAAACGAGGCACAGCGGGTAATCGTCATTCTGAAACCGAAGGCGTATACCACCAACGGGGCGACAGTGCTCGTGGCAGGGGCGAAACAGTCCGTACCGACGGGCGGGATAGCCATAGCCGACATAATTTGTAACATGGGCACTGATGGGGCAACCCCTGGGGACATTGTATTAAAGACGACCCGCAAGGAACTGTCACTCATTATTCCCGGATGGTATTCGGCAACGGCCAGCGCCACAGCACAGTTATGGATTCCCGATGAAGGCGATCCGAAAGTATTTTATGTGTACCCCCCGCAGCCGGACTCAGGGCAGGGATATCTTCAGGAAGTTTACTCCATCGTTCCGCCCGAATGTGCCACCGCGGCGGCTTCGATTACCCTGAGCGATGATTGGGAGCCGTCGATAAAGCGGTATATGCTGCACAAGGCATACGCAAAAGATTCCGACATATCGGCAGTTGCGAAAGAAGTGTCAGTGGGATGGTATAGCGCGTTTCTCGGGGGATTAAAGTGAGAATACACCTTTACGCATTTAAGGGAATGGCCCCTCGGGTAGATCCTCGCGATCTTCCAGACAGCTACGGGCAAACGGCGACGAACGTCAAGTCTCAAAGAGAGGGCGTTTTGTCTCCACTCTACGGCCTCGCGGCATCCGTTACGCTCACGGGCGAGACATCCCTTAAAACGATCTTCCCCGTCAAGACCACGGGAGCAACCTTCTGGTTCTGTTCGAAGCAGGAGGCCTTCTGTGTTACCGCACCGGTCTATGACGCGGACTCCCGGTTTTACTATGCCGACGGGGTACGACCGAAGGCTTCAAACTATGCCCTTGCATCGGACGATGGAGACGCGAGTTTCGGCAGTCCCAATACTGAATATTATGTCGGACCCACCAAACCGAGTGCGGCGCTCACGACAACGGTACGGGGA